GCGTTGACAACTTTCTCAACTTTCTCTGCGGCTCTAGAGATGAAGTCCTTTTTAGTTTCAGCGAGCTGACGCTTGCCTTCACGGACCATCTTGACCTTCTGCTCTACCAACGCTTTCTTGTCCTCGTGGAACTCAATAAGCTCTTCAGCGAGCTGGTCAGCAACGAAGCCGTCCAACTTGTTGAGGTGCTCTGAGACACGATTACGATCAGCGTGTAGTTCCTTGACTTCTTTAGCAACCATTTCAGTTACAAATCTGTCAAGTACTTTAGCATGTTCACCGATAGCCTTGCGATATTTAACTCTTTCTTCAGCCAGGGCCTTCTTGTCCTCAGCCAGTTCAGAAACTTCAGCTTCAACTCGTGTAGAGATAAAGTTATCAACTGCTTCCACAATCAATCCCTTATCATGCTCATAACGCTGAGCAAACTCTTCACGAAGTTCTGCTGTGAGTTCTTCACGGGCTTCGTCAAGGCGTGACTCCCAGGCTTCCTGGATTGACTCACGAGCCTCTTCAGACAAGTTAGTTCCTTCCAGGAGTTCGTTAAATGTCACTGCCATGTTTATCTCCTATTACTTGAGATTTAATTCCCTAATCAAAGACTGGATACCTTTGACGAGGTGTTTTTCTGCACTTTTATCGTGTGTTACTGCGGCGGCTGTTCTGTGAAGAACTGCGCCACCGCGCATGTTAAACAAACTCTCATAGACTGGCTTAGGGTATGCTTCAGGAGCACTGGGCTGTGCCACAATGTCCACTGTTACGCATTCAAAGCCTTCGACAATGCCGCTATCGTCCACATTGCCTGAGCCCCTACTAGATACGCCCAGTTTTGCTCCTGCTTTCATAAGCGCAGTAGCAATATTACCCATTGGCGTTTCTATGAGTTTAAGTTTTCCAATACCATTGTTACCGTCCATCCACATATCTTCGATGATGTGGCTAACACGGTCCAAGTTAATTTGTAGTTCTGGTGGATGATCCAGCTCGCCCATTACGGTCTCGCCTTTGCGGATCCTCTGATCAATCTCGTCAACTGCTCGCTTAATCTCCTTGAGAGGGTAAACCCTGCCATTTTGATTGCGTTGCTCTGCCTGAACAAAAATACCTTCCATGCCCAACGTCTTCTTGCCATCAGCACCTTCAGATTCAAAGATTCTGACTCTAGCGTCTGTGGGGTTTAAGTATTCAAATAGTTGACGTGACATACAAAACTCCTATTAACGTGGGCTGTCAGTAAATGGTGAATCACCGTTTGAACCATCTTCGCCTGGGTTAGGAACACTCAGCTTCGCTTTAGTCTGCTGAGGGCTGTTAACTTCTGGCTCGATACCAATGTTGTGATCGCCTGGATCGCGTGGGTTAGGGACACCAGTGTCGCCGTGATCGCCTTCGCCACCGTCCTTGATTACTACAGGGCTACCTGCGCCTTCTACTGTTGTGCCTGCTGGCTTGTTAGTAAAAGGGCTTTGAGTGTTGTCTGCACCTGGATCAGGTACATTCAATTTTTCTTTGGTTTTCTGTGGAGATACTTGGTCACTCAACTTAGTTGCTTCGTCGATTTGATCGTCAAAGTCTTCGTCAAGCTCGTACTCTACTGATTCCATTTCCTGGTCGTCAAACTCGATTTCATCAGCATCAGCATCAGCCGCCATATCCATGGCGTCATCTGCGTCATCTTCTGCATCGTCGTCATCTGACATCAACTTTTCGAACTCAGCTTTGAGTGCGGCAAGTTCATCTTCCAGATCGTCGATCTTGTCTTCTACGTCACCATCCATCTCACCGTCATCTTCGTCGTCGCCTTCACCGAACTCGTCGGCTTCGACAGCGTCTTCGATAGCAGTAACATCTTCAACATAGTCTGCTGAAGGGTCTGAGTGATCGATAGTCTCGTCTACTTCTTCCTCTTCCATGTGCTTCTTTTTAGAACCGCACGAAGATTCGTCTACTTCTTCTGACTCGTCCAGGTCCTCTTCTACTTCCTCTGACTCGTCGAGAACTCGCTCATACTGCTGACGGGCCTTTGCTACGACATACTCGTGCAAAAGTTCTTCAGCTTGCTCGTTTTCTTCTGCCAAAAGGAGTTCAAGAATCTGTTCGAGATTAGCTCTTGATTCTGACATTGTGGCCTCCTATTTGTAATTAGAATCGTAACTAGACCCCTAGAC